CGGTCGAAGTCGTAAGCCCCGCCCGGATCAAGGGCATAGCTGACACTTCGCTCCAACATCGTGGCCGCATCGCGCATAACAGGGGCTTCCTGTCGGTGCCTGCGCTTGACGACGGGCTTTGGTGTCGCGGAATACAGCGCCGGGCGCTGGGTCTGCGTGTTGGACCACAGAATATTGAAATGGGTATCTTCACTGCCGCGCTCGTCGCGGTAGGTCTGGACCACCTTGCGGGCTCGCTTGCGCCAGTCCGCCTCGTGCTTGGACGAGCGCTCAAGTTCATGCAACCAGAACCGGGCATCTTTCTTGACGGCCATCAAATCCACCTCTCTTTAGTCACGACGGGGTCCTTCAGGTCGCAGAACCGCAGTGGCTCGACCTCCCAGTAGGGCTTCGGGACGACCGGCTTGTCTTTCTTGTAGGGCCTTGCCATGCACATGTACCGGGTCTCGTCGCCGATATGGTCCTCGCCTTGCTTGAGAACGTCATTCGGGTTCATGGGGTCTGCCGTCAGTGTCGGGATGGTCCGAATAAATTCGCTGCAAGAGCTAAAGGTCAATAGCATACCGTCTTTTATGCGGCAATACATTTCCTGCCAGCCGGCCTCGCGCTGGTTATCACCCTTGTGAAAGATCAGGCCGCCCTTGGCCATTTTCTCGGCCACATGCGGACCGGAGTCGGCGCGCCACATCGACGGGTCGCCGGGCCCCGGCAGGCACTTGCCGCGCTGCTGAATCACGGCGCTACCAACGGCTTCGGCGTCCATCCTCAGGCCCTTGTTGCCTTTCTCGTTCCCGTACCATTCCCATACCCGGATAAGCGCCCCATCGGGGAAACGCGCAGGCCCTGCGGGGGTCTCCACATCGCTACCGTCGGAAACTACCCACTCACCGATGGAAAACGGTGTCGCAAAGCCCCAGTCGCAACTTCTGAAGCGGGGCCACCACGGGGGAGGGGTAAACGGCTGGATGATGTTTTTATGGCTCCAGCAATCGAAAAACGCCCCCGGAACGACGTTCCAGTCGCCGTCGCGAAGCTGCTGGGCCTGCCACTCCGGCAACTGACCAAACTGGCCGGCGTAGTCGTCATCCAGAAACCGATTATCGTCCATCTTGGCCGGGATGAAGATTGACGACCAACCCTTATGATCCGGGTTGTTGGGGTTGCGCATTTCCGCGTCGTAGAAGATCGTCTCTGGCGGCGCGGAGTCGATGAACAGCTCCTTGAGGTAATGGTGCGCCGGACCGCCCGGGTTGGAGGTCATGACGCACCGGGGAAGCCGGGTTTTGGCAGCTTTGTCAGTGGGTGCCCATGAGCCGAGGCGGACCCGGGTCTTCATGTACTTGATATGCTCGGGGTTGAGCTGCGCGGCCTCGTCTATCCCCAGCCAGTGGCACTCCCAGCCCTGAAAGTCGTGCAGGTCTCGGTCGTATTCGCAGTGGCGAAATTGCAACGTCGAGCCGTTCCACCAGTCGAAGCGCTTCTTGGTCTCGTTGTATTGCCCCAGCTCTTTTGGCAATTCACGTTTCAGAGGCAGAATGTGATTCGCCTCAAGCTGGGGCAATGACTTGCGAATCAGGTACGCCTGAATGCCCGGGTTCTTCATGCAGAAGTCGTAGGCATCCCAGCGCAGGGAGTGAGACTTTCCGCCGCCCGCCGCCCCACCGTACAGGATCTGGGTCGCCGTGGTTGCGTGGAGGAGGGTCTGGCGAGCCTGAGGCTGGTATTGAAGCTCAATAACAGCCATTTATTTTGTCGGCTTCTTCTTCATGATTGAGGTGGAAATCGTCGGATCGCGCTTGGCCAGCGCCTCCAGAAGCTCCCGGTTGGCGGGCTGCTTGTTGAACGCCGGCATTTCGGTTGGATCGACCTGATTCAGCTGCTCCAGCCGGATGGCCTGCGATGACAGCTCGATGCGCTTGTTATTCGCGGCCTGTACGCCCTCAAAGTCCTCCCGGTAGCGCGCCCAGTTCTCGTCCAGTTTTTTCATGTCCACCGGACCCGGGTGGCGTTTCATGTAGATCTGGTCCACCAACCCCCGGGTACCAAGCTTGCGCGGATCGGGCGCGTCGCGCCATGCCACGCCGAAATTGTGGAAAAACCCGTTCTCGGCCTTGTTGAGCATGCCATCGACCTTGTTGAGCTGGCCGAATAGCTTGTCCAGCGTCTTGCCGCCGATAAAGGTCGGCGACGAGGCCAAGAGGGCCGCCAGACCCTCGATCTTGCCGCCGGGGCCCGGGGCCAATAACGACATCGGCAACGCCGAGGGGTGGGACTCATCGCCGCCCAGCGCATTGATGATCTCGCTGGAGGTGCCCGGCACACTGGCCGTTGGCGGCTGGCCCATGCCCATCTGCCACGCATTCATCCCCATCTTGGCCAAATCAGAGAACTGTCCGCCCGTATAGCCGGCAAGGTTCTTGAGGGCCATCCCGGCGTGGTAGGGCACGTTCTTGGCGGCCCTGCCGATGTCCGGCCAGATGCTGCCGACCCCGTACCCCTGCGCATCCAGCTCGCGCTGCTTGGCCATTGCGTTGGCCAGATCCGTTCTTGCAGCCGATAACTTGGGTCCATAGTAGTTGGGCTTCTCGTTGACCTCGGAGGCCACCAACAGCTTCTTCAGGTCGTCGTAGGCTTGCGCGGGGGTCTTGTAATGGTCTGGCATGTCACCTTCCAACGGAGAACGGATGCCCCTCCGGGTAGTAGATTTCAAACAGCCAATTGCCTTGGTCGTCGCGTACCACCAGCGCGTTTTTCGCGTCCGGCTTGCTCATGTGCTTGGCATCAGCGACCCGCTGCTTGGCGGCCTCGCGCTCTTTATCGTATTTCGATGTCATGGAAAACTCTCGCCTGCCCCTTCAGGTTTCCATCCGCATCCGGGGTATAGTATCCTAAGAAACCTTTTTCCTTGATCAGGTCCTCGTACTTGTTCATGTCCAGCCGGGTCCCGGTCGGGACCATCTTGCCGTCAATCACACGAAAACTGCCCGAGGGCTCCTGCGCAAGCGCTTTCAGGCCCAGCGGATCAGCATTGGCATTATACATCTGGTCCATTGGGATATCGATGACATATTCATGGTTACCAAGGTCCCGTTCCTTGATGAACCCCTTGTCCGGGTACAGGGAAATGACCGGCTTCGAGCCACGGGCCCGCTCGGCTCCCTTGATGCCGGTACCGAACTTCTCCACCTTCAGCGTATCGACATCGTACTTGCCGAAGTGCCGAAAACGAAGGTAACCCTCAGGAACGGGGCCGGCATTGTGCGCCTTGGTCGCCACGACACTGATCTGGCTGGCCGCCTTCTCCCATGCCTCCGGACCCTCGTCCAGAACCTTTTCAAGGCGCTCCAGCCGACGCCTTGCGGTCGCGTAATCACCCTCGCCAATGGCGACCGCCGCGTCACGGGCGGCCCGCTGCATCGGGTTGTAGACCGGCAAGGAGCGGTGTGCGTCCGCATACTCCTTAAGGAGCGGCTTGAGCCTATCCCAGTATTCGTCCTGAGAGAGCCCCCAGAACTTTGAGTTGCTGGCCGCGTTCTCCATGACTTCGCGCTCGAACCCGTACCCGGACCTGAGCAGCCCCAGCACTCGCTTGACCTTTGGCTGGACATATTCGTAGCCCATGCTTGCGCCGATGGCGTAAGGCTCGGCCATCCGGTGCGTCAAATCGCCGGTATGCTCCAGCGCGACGCCCAACAGCCCTCCTCCGGCACTTCCCTGCGCCCTTAGCATCGCCATTTCCGGTGCGCCCCGCTGGGCATCGGCGAGATCCATGAAAAGCTTCTCGTCCGCCGTCGGGTTCATCATATCGAATGCTTTGCCGACCCTCCGGAAGCCAGCGTTGGCCGCTTTCATGCCCATTGCCTGCGGATCGACCGGGACGAGCGTCGCCTTGGAGGGATTGAGTACCAGAGAGGTGTTATTGTCACCCCTCAGTACGTCCACTCCGGGGTGCCGACGACGAATGTCATCGATGGGCACCTCGTCGTAGTAAAGCATCCGGATATCTTCGTCAATCATGTCCTTGACAACGGCATCCTCACTCACAAAAACATCGTAGTTATGCGCCCGTTTGTAATCGCTGTCGGCTTCCTGTGCTACGTAGAGGGGGCGGTCATCTGTTAAGCGGGGAACCGGCGAATTAGACGCATGAGAGCCCACGCGAAGCATTCGCTGGCCGCGAATAATTACGGGCAACATCGCAATGCCCTTCATCCAGCCGCCCGGCGAGACCATTTCGGCGACCTGCCCCTGCGGGCTCTCCGGGTCCTGCCCAAGCATCCGCCGAAGGTTGTCGCCCAAGGACGCCCTCCCCGGGGCTCCATAGGCTTTTGCCTGCATGTTAATGGCCGCTGATAACAGGTCGCCAATACCGGTCACGCTGCCGGTTGCGTAGCCCTTGGCGGCGTTGAGCGGGTCCTTGGCCATGAACCCCGCCAGCCCTTCGTAGCCGGGATAATTGGGGGATTTCGAGGAGCGCTGCATGAAAAGCCCCCTTGGCGCGCTCATGGCGTCAGCCAGATCCTCGGGGAGCGTTTCGTTGATATCGGGCGTCATCGCGCCCTGAAGGTGCATCTGGGCCGCTTCGCGAGCGGCGATCAGCCGGGCTTCGCGCTCGGTGGCGGCGTCGTAATGCCCCTGCCGTTTCAGTGGGGCGTTCGCAACCTCCGACCAGTGTCGGGCCATTCGTCGGTAGGTATCACGGTCCGCCATGAGGGGATTCTAGTTCAGGAACGGGCGTAGCGTCGAGGAAATTGGCTGCATGGGCCGAAGCGGGACCATGTGCCGGCGGAAACCCTTGATCACGACCGCCGTGCCGCTCGCCGTAACCGTTTCCGTCGTCGTTGTTCCGGTGGCCTGCGCGCCAATGCCGGCGATACCGTTAGCGGTTGTCAGTGAGGCGATTGCCGAGCCGGACGCCTTGACCGGCTTTTTCGCGGAGCCTGTCGCGGTAACAATGGCCGTAGATGGCGTTCCTGACGCCCTTCGGCGACGAATAAACGCGGTTCCGGACGCCTGAAGGTCGATGGTTACCGAACCAGAGGCGAGCAGGGAGCCTAGCGAGGCGACACCGGAGGCCGTGGTGACGGGCGCTAGGCAGCCGCTCCACGGAGACCCCCACGGAGAGCCCCAAGGCGTCCCGGTGGTCGCTATGAGCAGATTGCCGGCGGTTCCCGTCGCGGTAACTTCGACCGTTGCGGCACCGGATGCCGTTAGCAGCTTCCCAGCGGTACCGGAGGCCGTCAGCGTAACCTCTGGCGTACCCGAAGCGGTGAGGGGTCCTAACGTCGCCGTACCGGACGCGGATAGCGTGACCTTCGGATTGCCGACGGCAAATAGGGACCCCAGCGTGACAAACCCCTGCGCCCTGACCTCCACAACAGGCGAGCCGCTGGCGGGTCGGAGCCTGCCCGCCGTGCCAGACGCTGTTGGTGAGACGCTGACGCTGCCCGATGCCGCTATTTTCTTGGCTGCATCACCGGACGCTGTTACCTCCGTGACGGTTACCGTCGCCTCGACTCGGGTGAGTCCCTGTGTCGCAAACCCGCTGGCAATGGCCTGTGGCGCAAGGCAGGCGCCCCAAGGCGATCCCCACGGGCTCCCCCAAGGCGTTCCGCTGTAAGCGCGAAGCAGGTTGCCCGCCTCCCCCATGGCGGTGGCTACCTCGGTGGTTGGGGTGCCGAAAGCCGTCAGCGGCAGGTACGCGGTTCCGGCTGCTGTGACGGTTACGGTCGGGGAGCCGGATGCAGAAAGCGCCAGCCTTGCGCTGCCAGAGGCCGTCGCCGGGGAGGTCGAAGGCGAACCGGAGGCCGTCAGGGGCCCAAGGTCCGCGACGCCGGCGGCGGTGGTCTGGTCTGTGTTAAGCGAACCACTGGCCGTCAGCGGTCCCATTGTCGCCACGCCGCTTGCCACTGTCGTCGGCGCTTTCGGAACGCCGTAGCCGGCCTTTTCGCCAAGGAAGGCGATGCCGCTTGCTATGACAGTTACGGTCGGGGTGCCGCTCGCCTGCTGGCGCATGCCAGCCGTTCCTGAGGCAGTGGAACTTGGGGAACTGACGGAACCCGAGGCTGTCAGCGGCCCAAGTTCTGCGACGGCAGACGCGACAGCGCTGGTGGTTGCGGAACCCGACGCCCTCAGCACAGGACGCGCGGAACCGCTGGCAGTGGCGGTTGGCGCAGCGGGAGTGCCGGAGGCCGGCCTCAGAAGCCCCGCGGTGCCGCTGGCGGTGGTTTCAGGGGCGCTGGTATTACCCCAAGGCGTCCCCCAAGGTGATCCCCACGGTGGACCGGCGGAATTGGCCCAAAGCGTGGCCATCAGTCGTCTTGTTCAATACCGGTGCAGGAAAAGCTGAAATTCGCGGAACTGGCGTAAACCCTCACCACATCGCCGCTGCCCAGCATGAAAGTTGCCGTGGACAGGGCTTCATTGTCGTTCACCGTCTTGTCGTAGGCCAGATACTGGGTGTTATCCGTTGCAGCTCCGTTTACCCCGACCGATATTCGTACCGTTCCCGATGTCGAGCGGTTGGTCGCCATGACCTTGACCGTCGCGTTCTTCGCCGCAGGGACCGTGTAGAGATCAGCCTCCGTGGTGGCAGAGGGGGCCGCCTGCCCGAGAATCCCCTTGATTGTGGCCATTTACCACTCCGAGAAATAGATCAGCGCCTCCTGATCCTTGTCCGACCAGTGCGTCCTCGTGTCGCCCGTCAATCCTTCCAAGAAATTGTTCAGATAACGGACTATCTGCCACAAAGGCCAGCGTTCGTTCACGATCATGACCCACCTCCTGAGTCGATGTTATCTACTGCCAGCAGCAAATGCACCCGGTCCGTCTCACCGTCATTCGTTGACCAGTGCAGCAGCGTCCTGTCCACATGGTAAATCTTGCCGACCTCCAGCACATACGGCTTGTCATCCGACCAACAAATTGACCGCTCGTTGGTCAGCACCGGCACATGATACGTCTGGTACGGCTTCACCGAATCCCGGTGACGATGCACATGCCCGCCGGGATGAATACACAGAAAAAACGAATCCCGGTTGGCCCTCGACTGCGGAAATAACCGGTAAATCACCCCCGCATCAGGCCGCCACACCCCGAAATCCCCCTGCGGATTGCCGTAGTCCCACTCCGCATCACCCAGCATGGCCTCCAGCTGCCCGAGAAGCGCTTCCTCAACCCGTCCGGTCTCCGTGTACATGGGCAACCATTTTACGGGCTTTCTACTGTGAGGGGGTAACCGATTTTCGGGATTTTAAGTGTGGGAGGGTATGCGAACTGCTATCCAGACCGGATGGGACCCAGCGGGTTTTAATCTGAGAGGGCAGGGGCTCGGGCACGGGCTGGTCCGGGCTAGCAGCCAACAGGCTGGCCGTTACCGGGCAACGGGCCGGGCTCGGGCCCAGACCTCACTCGGGCTATACCCACAACAGGCCCAGTCTCAGACTCAGTCTCAGACTCAGGTTGTATATGTACCCTTCAGGCTTACGGTATAGGGCTACAGGATACGCGGGGAGCTTTGCAGGGTGTTATGCGGGGTGCGCCTCAGCATCGATTACAGGGCCTTGTGTGGCGTCTCTGTCGATGTTCAGGACAATGGTGATTCCGCCCTGCTGGTGTTGGCTGAAATCCTCAGCCTCAGGTGCGGCTTGTAGCAGTCGATCAGCGGCTTTCCAGTCCCTGCTGGCTGCCCCGTCAATGTGGCCTATCCATTCGGCAAGCTTGCCGGCCCGGGCCTGTCGCAATTGCTCGGCCAGTTGCGGGTCCTGATCGGTCCATTGCTTGAGAGTCTTTGGATTGATGCCGGCGGCTGTTGCGGCCAATTTGATGCTGCTACCGCGACCGACCAGCTCCAGAATAAACGCCACTCGCTCGGCGGTGCATTTGGTCGGCCCTGTCAACATTTGCGCCCGCTTCACGATGGGCAATTCAGCGGCAACGCTCACGGTTGAATTTGCTTGCACTTGCCAGCCTTCACGGGCTGCCCGCTTGGCGACGCCCTGCTTGGTCGGACGCCCGCCAAGGTCGCGACTGATGGCGTAGGGTGTCTGGCCGGCTTCAAACTTCATCCGGACTAACTCCCAATCGATTGGCGGTTTCACGAGTTTTTTACCAGTTGTATCAATATCTGCGAAAAGCTTGACAAGTGCCGAAAAGTCTGAACGAGGTTTTTGGCCAAAATGGCCGATATCGAAATTTTACCATACTGGACCATGCCCTGAAACCGTCTGAGAGGCCCTGTAACGGACGATAATTTTCCGAATAGCAGGGCCAAGGGTACTTCTTGCGCATTGTGAGGCCCCTTGTAGGCCGCCTGAGGGCATGGTCCGGATTGGTAAAAAAACCCGAAATTGATCACTTTTTGACCAGTTTGGCGGGCCTTGTTACGGGCTTGTGCAAAAGTAGTTGCAAGCTAGTCCAGACTATGAGACACTATCCGTTGCAGGGAGGGCCCTGCCCCGTGAGGGAGTATCGCGACCGGCAGCGAGTCGAAAAAGCCGAGGGTTCATCGGGCGACCTACATAGATCCGATGGCTGACTCCGCCAAAGCGATGTTCCGCTTGCCACGAAAGGCCCTGATAAGGGAAGCATATCGGGGCGGCGCGCACCCTTCCAACAGGATATTGACGCGGCTCACGGCCTCACTGCATACGCCCGAAAATTGCAGCGCCCGTGAGTCTATATAGTCCATTGGTAACTCCCCGTGAGGTACCCGTAAGGGTACCCGGCAAAGTACCGCTGGGCGGCTTCTCAGGCCGTCTGGCGGGCATTGCTGATAGCGTCCTATGCCCATCACGGGAGAACACCTATGACCAGAAAAAACTACGTATCAATCGCCAATCATATCAAGCGAACACTGGACCTTGGCCTGCTGGCCAACGCCTACGAAAGTGACGCCTTTCATGACGCCTATATGCAGGGCGCAAAAGACATGATTCAAGCCATCGCCAACGCTTGCAAAGAGGATAACAACCGGTTCGATCAGGACCGGTTTTTTGATGCTTGCGGCGTCGGCAATAACAGCTAAGCAACACTCTGGCATAGGACGTTATCAGCAGTGTTCCTACTGCGATCAATCACGGGAGTAATACCATGCTAAACAATGTACCTACTATCAGCACCACTCAAGCAATTGGCCTGATCAAGGATTGCGCCAAGGTCCGGAATATGGGGCACGATGAGAGCTTCACGGGGATGCCCGTTTTGCTGCTGGGAAATGCCGGATGCGGCAAAACCTACGCCAGCAAGGCGGCAGCCCGCGAACTCTCAGTAGAGCAAGGCCGGGACTGGCAATATACCGATGTCCCGGTGATGCACTACTCGCCGACCGAAATCGGTGGAGCCCGCACCATACCGCCCGACGGCTCAGATTGGCTGAAGCACTACTTTCCAGACTGGGTGCGGCATCTTGACCCATCAAGGCCCGCCATCATCAATCTGGATGAGGTGACCAAGTGCCCGCTGGCCGTCCGCAATTCTATTCTGGGCGGACTTCAGGAACGGCGCTTCGGCGAGTATGAATGCGGCAAGGAGTGGCTGTTTGTATTGACGGGCAATCTGGCGACCGCCAAGGCTGGCGATACCGACAACCCTTCGCCGATGAGGTCCCGCGTTGCAACGGCCTTGGTGCAAAATACTTGCGCGCAGTGGCTGGAAAGCTTTGCCATCCCGCAAAACCTTCATTATTCGGTGACGTCGTTCATCAAGGCGCATGCGGGCAATCCGCAATTTGAGAAGTACCCGGCTGGTCCGCTCAGCACTTGGGACCCGGCTGAGAATCCGGCGGCGTATGCTTGCGAGCGGTCGCTGACCAATCTGGCCAATGTCGCGGACAGCGGCGTTGATGTTCGCTTGCTGGCTCCGGCCATCGTTGGCCGTGAGGTCGGCGACCTGTACGTTCAGCATTGCGAGATGCTGGCGGACATTCCGGACATTGACCGCATCAAAACCGACCCGGCTGGCTGCCCGGTTCCCGATGACATAATGACCTGTCATTACGTCGGAAACTTGGTCGCCTATTGGGCCGACCGGCAGTCGATGCCGGCTGTTGCAACCTACCTCCGGCGGATGCCGGCTGAATGTGCCGTCGTCGCGATGACCGAGGTAGTTCAGCGCCATCCGGAGTGCAAAGAGACTCAGGCGTACATTCAGTTTCGGCTGGAGTACAAGCTCAGCCTATAACAACGTGGCAGCCAAGCAATTGGCTGCTACCTGATGGGCCTTCAATCGAGGGTCTATCGGGTAGCAATCACGCTACTTAATCACGGGAGATTAACCAATGCACATTAACTACGAAGCACCAACAGTCGGCGACCGTTTTGTACTGGTCAAGCTTGAGGCAGCCTTTCCGGCAGCCACTCGCCGATCACCGCAAGCAACGGACGCCATCGTCGCGGACATGATTGCTAAGGGTGTAGACCGGGAGACGGCCAATAAGATGGCTCATAGCTACATTGACCTGTTCCCCGATGGAGAACTCAAGGCCATCAAAACGCCCTTCTATTCGTTCAATACCTATCTGGACCGCATATCGATCCGATGGCTGGGCGGCAAGGGTGCGCCTAAGCTTGTGTCGGTTCATATGATCGACAAAATCGAGGCCAAATTCGCTGAGGCTCAGCTGACGATGCTGCCGCTGATCGAATCATTCAAGGCCAATTATGGCCGGCTACTCGATGACCTTGAGGCGCGGGCTTCCGGTTACTTTAACCGGTCCGAATATCCGACCACTGATGAGCTTGACCGCAAGTTTAAATTCGAGGTCAATTTCAGCGCCATCGGCGACCCGTCGCAATTTGATATGGGTGTCGTGTCTGAACGTCACCGCGAACAGATGGCCAAGGCCATGCAGGAAACGGCCAAGGCTGTCACCAAGGAATACGCGGATTCAGTCCGTGAGGCGCTGAAGCAACTCAGCACCCAATTGCTTGGCGGCAAGGTTGACGGCAAGTTCGTCCGGTTCAGCGAAAACAACGTCTCAAACTTAATGGACCTGATCGAGGCCGATCTCAATGCCTCAGGCAATCCGGAACTGGCCGAAGCCTTGGCGGACGCCAAGCGGGCCGCCATTCTGGCCGAGAATGCCGCTGTTCACAAAAACGACAAGGCCATCCGCAATTCGGCAGCCAATGCCGCTTCACAAGCAGCCAACAAACTGGCCGGGCTCTTTTAGCCCGTAGCGTCCGAGTAATCGGGCGCTACCTGATAGGTCTGGATTTTCCGGGCCTATCGGGTAGCGACTTGCTACGAATAATCACGGGAGATACACCAATGGATAAAATCGAAAAACTGATCAGCGACCTGATCATCGTTTTGATACAGCACCCGGTCCGCTTTGTTAAAGCAATGGGCTACCGGCTGGCCGTGATGCCGCGCCAATTTGTTGGCGACAACATCACGCAAACGATGGCGGTTGATGGTGTGACGCTGTTCATCAATCCGGTCTGGACCTCACAACAGAGCAAAATCAAATTGCTATTTGTT